ATTTTATCTCCTGTTCAAACAGTAAAAAATTTAACATCTAGAATTGATACAACAAATCCATTTGCAATTTATGAAGTTGAGCAATCACCTGTAAAGTTAGATTACGTAGTATCAGACAAAGGTGTTGTATCAGCTGAACAAAAATCATTATTAAATGTTTTTGTAATGCCTTGGGGCGACAAATGGAGATTACCAGGCGAAGAACTGGAATTATCTAATATGTTAGCAGGTGGTGCTGTAATTTCATACGCATATGGTACGCATAAGATGCGACAATTTGGAAATTTTATTGAAAATATAGGCACTAAATATCGTGACAAACGATATAATACCGAAGTCAATTTGATGAAAAAGTTACAAGATCAAATGACTATTAAAAATTCACCATTAGGAATACGCGGACTTACGTCCGGAATACGAAAAACCCAAGATGAAATTAACGGGTTTGTAAGAAGTGCGTATTAAAAATAAAAAACCATGCAAATGCAAGAATTGCCGTAAGCAATATAAAACTAAAAGGAAAGTAAAAAAATGAATGGAATGAATCAAAATAATCTTTTGACGAAACCGTTGACGCCAAGGCGATCAACAAGGATTGATCAAAAGACAGTTATTACATCAGGCAACGCGGGTAAAATTATCCCTGTTGCATGTATACCACTACTCCGCGAAGACGGCGTAAAGCGATCAAGAATGCAAATCGCGGTGGAAATGATGGAAACTGCTGAAACGTTATTCAATGGCGTAAACGTCACTGTTAATGCACATTTAGTACCAAAATTAGCCTTTGATCGTTTTAATGGAATGGACGATTTAAACAGGTCATACCAAGGCGTACCACGTGAGGATGGAGAAACACCTATTCCATTTATTGAAACACATACATTCAGCCAAGCTGACAATGAGTTTTATAAAACTTTAGGTATGCACGCACAAGGTTCAGCAACAGTTAACCGAGATTATATTGAGGCATATAATACTGTTGTAAACTTTAGACGCAAACAGCGTTCATCAAGTTTATCAATGCGAACTATGACAGATACGTCATTGGCGCAAGCATTTTGGAATCATTCAACAATGGCGCATATTGTACCTGATTTTGATCAAGCTATTATAGATGGCGAAGTAGCATTAAATGGTACAGGTGGAATTCAATTAACAGGTTTATATGGTATGAGTAATGATTTTACACATACTTCATCTCAACCTTTATATGACGAGAACGGATTACTGCAAAATAGCGGCGCTGGTATTGTTACAAAACAATTAAGGGGTGTATCAAATAATGATGTTATGGAAGTATTTGCAGAAATGGCTGATGGTGGTATAACAGTATCATTATCAAATATTGAGTTAGCGAAGAAAACTCAGGCATTTGCAAAATTACGATCTAATTATCAGGGTCATGATGATGATTATATCATTGACACATTGATGTCTGGAATAAGAATTCCTGACCAAGCAATGAAACAACCAATATTATTAGCACAACAACGCACGCAAATGGGTTATCAACAACGCTTTGCATCAGACGCGGCAAATCTTGACGAAAGTGTAACAGTTGGTGGTGCATTGGTTGATATAACAATGCGAACTCCTGCTATAAATACAGGCGGAATTATTGTTATAACAGCCGAAATAACACCAGAGCAGTTATTTGAGCGACAAAAAGATCATTACTTACATACTACAACAGTAAGTAATTATCCTGAGTTCACTAGAGATGAACTTGATCCAGAAAAAGTATCTATTGTAACAAACGATCATATTGATGTCGATCATTCTACACCAAACGCTGTATTTGGTTACGCTCCGCTAAACCATGAATACATGCGAAGCTCGCCAAATATTGGCGGTAAATATTACCGTCCGGAAGTTGATGCGGCATTTGATGAAGACAGACAAAAAATCTGGGCAAACGAAACTGTTGATCCAGAATTAACAGAGGATTTTTATCTCTGCAATAATGTTCATCACAAAGTATTTGCTGATAGTACATCAGACGCATTTGAAATTACTGCACGCGGTACATTTGAAATTACAGGAAACACAGTATTCGGCGGAGCGCTAAAAGAAGCAACCGACGATTATGATGAAGTAATGTCACAAGTTGATCAAACAAGATTAACAAAAGCATAAAAGTCCCCCCTCCCCTGCCCCGCGAAAGCGGGGCAAATTAACCATATAGGAAAAAAAAATGAAACGTTATCAAATTCAAGCCCTCGATGGGTGGAACAAATTAAAGTTAAACGAAACTTTAGAATTTGTTGTCAAAGGCAATAGCCGAACCATACGTGTTGAATTTAATACAAGCGACAAAGTAGCTTTGTATGGATCAAACACAAAAGATTTCAAAGATGAAAAACTTTTAGTTAGCGATGAAGGACTCTTCACGCTGATAACATCTATCTCAAGTACACTTTATGTAAGAGCAGTCTCAAAGGATAAGAGTGCATCAATAACTTACAAAAATCGTGCGTCAGACCACATTGTTGAAAAAATGTCTGACGTTAAGTTTACTGGTCTTGAGATGCGCAGAACTCGTAACCCAGAAATGGAACGATTAATGCATATGGTAAAAACAGCACAATCAGAAAGAGAAGAAATTCTCTTAGCTGAAATTGCAAAGGTAAAAGCGCAAAATGAAGAGGTTATTGAAGATAATGCAAAAACTTTCCCAGAGCTTAAAGCAGGAAATGCACCATCTATGCCTCCAAGCGGGATATCAGAAGACAACGTGGAAGCAAGTGAAGAAAGCACTTCAGACACCAGTGAAGCGGTTGCCGCAAGCGAAGACGCATCAATTAGCGATACAAGCGCTAACTAATAAGTCTTTTATAAATTCTAATAAGTATAAAGAACAACAATTAAGGGCTGTGCGCGAAGGCGCACACCCTGACTTAATAGAATTTGAACGCAAAATGGTTAAAGCCTGTAAGGCGTATAATATACCAGTATTTGCAAGTGAAATGTGGCGAACTGCGGACGAACAAACACGTTTGTTTGAAAGCGGTCACACATTAGCAAAGGCCAACAAAAGCCCTCATCAATATGGGCTTGCTGTGGATATTATCCACAGTGAGAAAGGTTGGGATTTGCACGAAAAAGAATGGGCAATGCTTTATACAATAGGTATTGAAGTTGCCCGAAAAATGAATATTCACATGGAATGTGGATATGAATGGAAG